TCCCCGTTCTCGTTAGTTTGCGCCATAGCGTACCATTGGTAAGCCATGCGGGAGTAAGCTAAAACACACGGTACGGTTACCAGATTGTTTTCGTCCGCTGCTGCTAGCTGATATTCCCCGACCGTACGCAACCAACAGTCCTTAAAAGTAAAGACCATCGCTTCGTTGCCTACCTCGTCGTACTGGATTACTTTAACGTTGAAGAACTTACCTACCATGTTGCCAGTATCGCTAGCCGAGAACGACTCTTGTATGGCAATAAGCTGCTGGTAAGTCATCAGCTTACGGTTAATCAGTAGGTTACAGCTTACTTCGTTGCTGCCGGATATACGACGGCCCGGCCATATCTTAGATTTACCGGCAATTTCTACTCTTACCGGGTTAAGATTACGCTCGGGAATGGAAAACTCCGCGACCATGGGACCTAGGTCGTCAAAGCCTGAAAATATAACCATATAGTCAGCCGTTAGCATGGGGCTGAAATTATGGTTGTAATAGTCTAATGTAGGCTTAGGCATAATGACCCCTAAGGTTCAGGATTACCGAAATCACGTGCCGCTCGACACGGGTCTTGCTTAAAAGCTTCGGCTACCACTTCGGGCATGAGAGGATTTAGGTCGTTAGAGGAATAGCGCCAAATACGATCACGCTTTCGCCAGCGAAGATCACTAGGACCTTTACTGCCAACCGCTAGCACCAGATTAGTGTAGCGTGAGAAGGCATCGAATATACGTTCTCCCCCTTGCATCCAGAAACAGTCGTCAACAATAACTAGCGTATTCTCGGTAAGCGATCCGGCTTTCACTAAATCCTTAGGGCATATCTTGTTAGGGTGAGTGTCTGGGGATATTACGTTGGGGGATAAATACAGTAAGGGCCGTACCTGTGAGTAGGCCGTGCGTGCCATATCAACTGTATGGCCGACTACAATAATAGGGCCGCGCTTATGGTTAGCTGCTAGCACATTAGCTATTACTGTTTTGCCCGCGCGTTGTCCGGCCTGTATTACTACCGGTTGACCGGAGGCCCATTGGCCTTCAATACGGTCATAAAGTACGCGCTGAGGATCATAAAGATCGCTGTAAAGAAACATTGGGGCCTCCTTTTAGAGGGACATAAAAGTAGAAGCAGGGGGCGGCGGATACCACCGCCCCCTGTACCGATAGCACGCTAACGGCGGGTATTATCGTAGTTCTTGACCCACTAATTCCCACCAGTCGTAGGAGAAAGTAGCCTGGTAAAGTACCGCCTGCGCTTCCGACGTAGCGTCGTACTGCGTTTCGGGCAATTCGCCAATGAACATATTTCGGATAAGGATTTCGGAAGCTACCTTACCGGGGCCATCGAAAATTTCTAGCCTACCGGTAACAGCGTAGTCCGCCTTATAGCCGCCAGAGTTGCCGCTTTTAGTACCGCGAACAAACTCTTGCCAGCTTTTAAGCATAATCAGCGTTTGCGAGTCTACGCGTTCCACAAACTGCATCGCCGCCGTACCAGCATGGGTAAGGGTAGCGCCGTAGTTTAGTTTATGCCCGCCAGCGAAACGCTGCTCAATCTTGTTAACAGTAATGCCCGGAACAACCGCTTGGGTGCAGTTCAGGGCGATTTTTTGAAGGTCAATACCTAAAGCACCCGGAACACGCGAGAAGGTTAACCGGTAATCGGTAGAACCTAGTACGTCGGGCATAGAATCGTGTTGGAATAGTGAAGGTTTCGGCATACTGCTATCCTATGCGTTGGTAACTAGGGGAGGCTAAGCCTCCCCTAGTATTAGATTTCGGATACTTCGATAGACGCGACACCGCCGGTAGCAGTAATCGTCGAACGAACGAGGATACGCCGCATAGAACGAGTCGGATCAAGGATAACATCAACGATGCGATTACCTTGGTCAGTCATACCGTTGGGGTTATTCGAAAGGTTCGAAACAACCTCATACTCATTCAGGTCTTCGCTGGTAACCCAAGGGGCTAAGAACTGGTCGATATCAGTAACGAGACTGAATACCGTAGAGTCGTTAATGCCCTCGAACATATAGAACTTAGCTTTTTCCCGCACACGGCCTTGCAGGAAGCCAATGAGGCGAGCGATATTAACGAACGACAGAGCGCTGTTTTGAATTTGCAGCGTAGTGTCACCCATAATATAGTAAGCGCCGCTCTGACGACGGATTGGGTTAAGCTTTAACCCAAACAGTACGTTATGCTCTTCGTCCTTATAGTCGTAACGAACCGCGCTAGTAGAAACACGACCAACGCGCAGACCAGCAGGAGCCTTACCAACGCCGCGAACACGGTCATTGTTACCGAAGACGACCGCCGCGTGAGCGGAGTTAGGCATCCAGAACTTAGTTTTAGTGTACGGGTCCTCGTACTGAACGTCCGGGTAGTAAGCGGACGCGTATTCAGTATCAATCGGCATTTGTTGCTGCCGATAAGAAACCATAGACGTGAACTTTTGATATTGCGGCGGGATATCAAGGATAGCGTGCGTGCCGTCATTACGCTTTTTTAGCTACGTCCGCCATGGCCTGTTGAACAGTATTGGCGTAGTAACCGGCGTTAACCAGCGTAGTGATCTTATATAGCTCGGTGTCTTTCGAACTCTTTATAAGCCTCAGCAATTTGGCTAGAGGTAGGTAGCGCACCATCGGTACCAGCGGACAACCATTGGATACGATCCATGATATTACCGGTAACCGGGTCAAACGGCATTACCACCGAGCCGTCGTCAGGCGCGTTACTAATAAATCGTACGATTTCCGAAGCCGTACCGCTTTCGTTGACCACGTAAGAGATTTGCTGTTGCGTACCGAACAGATCGGTTTGCGAAGCAATACTAACGCGGTGACGTTCGACAGGAAGAGTCGGGTTATCCGACGTATAAACTTCAAAGTCGAAAGCGCCAGAAGGATTACGACCTTTCACGATTTGCGTATAAGTAATCGTGGGGGTAGCGCCGCTAACGACATGAGAAATAGCAGTGTCGGTAGCAGAACCACGCAGCATACGGATTACGATGGAACGGTCATTGTCTTCGCCGAGCGGGCGTTTAGTAACTTCCGCTGTAGCAACGTCCGGGTGCGACTGAATAGCAGCGGCAACCGCAGCTAAGAAAGCATCCGACGGAGTTACGTTAGAAACTTCGTCACAAGCAACGTCGTTAATAGTAACAGTTAGCGTAGAAACCGAACCAACCGCAGCACCGAAAGTCATGTTAATGACTTCCTTCTGGCCCACGTCCGCATTAGTAAACTTGTAACCAATACCGCGAGAATGCGCGCCGGGGTTTTCCGCTTGAACGTAACCAATAGGCGTTTGCTGCGTTACGGTAGCCTGCGAAGAGCCGCCAGTTACGGCTACGCCAGTAATACCGACACGTTGGCCCGAGGGGGCGAAAATACCAATAGTACGGGCATTAGTCGTAGACGTAGGATCGTTGTCGATAACAACAGCTTTGCCGTCGTCACCCGCCGCAGCCATAGCGGTTTCGATAGCCGCCGCAATAGCAACCATAGTGGCGTCGGAACTGCCGGTAAAGCTAACAGGAGTAACTGCAACAACAGCGCTGTCCAACACTAGGTTCATAGTGACCGAGTTAGACGCAACCAGCGGGCCGTTAAAGGTAAGCGCTACGTAACCGGGGCCAGTGGGTGAAATACCTAAAGACGGATCAGGATCAGCCGGGAAAGCGGAGCCCGTAACCGGATATGGGTCAGCCGTTACACTGTTATTAGCAGGGTTGCTTAGTACCGCAACGCCGCCGTAGCGTGCGCCGTTAGTAATACGGCGGAAATATACCGGAATGCCGTTATTGATTAGGTGACGAGCAGCATAATGCGCGAAACCAACCTTAACGTCAGGGCGTCCTTGCACACTATCTAATTGCGTGGTGGTCGTTAGAAGGACCGGCTTTAGCGGGCCTTTCTTTGAATAGCCCACAATGGCTGCAACCGTGCCGCCTTGGGTAGAAATAAACCCAGACTTGTCGTTACGGCTGTCGTATACGCCGGGGGCCTCAGGAAGAGCGATGGTCATTTAGTATCTCCTACTGGAAAGGCCTATTAAGCTACGTGGGCGGAACGCGAAAGGTGTGCGTTGTAGTCGTACCCAATAACTTCGGCTTCTGCCAGGGACGGCAATTGAAAATCGATAAAGCTTGCGTCCACAGTTGACACCGTATTAGGGCCAGGAGGAAGCTGTACCTCGTCGCCAACCGCATTTAGTAGCGACAGGGGGACAGAAAGCTTGTTTTTTACCTTATAAGTTTTTTGTGCCATGACGGCTCCTAACTCCAAACGATTTTAGCGCTTATATTGTGGGTTTCAGCCGTTTCGATCTCTACCGTAACAGGCTCAGCACCGCGTTCTAGGCTTAAAGCAAAGAATGCGCCTACAACTTGCTCGTACGAGCTATTGTCAGACTTAGTAACGGTTATCTTTGCTGCGCCACCGCCAGTGCGAATAAAAATCACACTACGTACTAAGCACTCGATAACCGTGGCGGGCGGGGTATTGCCCGCACCAGCCGGAGAAAGAACGGCCTCTTGACTATTAGCGCTAGGCATAGCGGGGAAACCGATAGTCGCGCCGTCAACTTTAGTTCGTGCGCCTTGCGCAACATTTAGTAAAGCAAATCGAAGAGCGATTGCTCTAGTGGTGTGCTTAGTAGCCACGGTGAAACTCCCCACTAAGGCCAGTCTTCGTTATTGTCGTCAGGCAGTTCTATATTAATTTCACGGTCGCTGTCTTTTTCATTCAACGACAGTATTAGCTTACTAGTCCGCGGAGCAGAATTAATACGCGCTGCAATAGTCTGCATACTGTAGCTAACGTTGACCGCGAATAGCCTTTCAAGGGGGACTACCCGCCGCCTCTTCTTTACTTAACGGGTCAACCCAATCGAAGCTTGGGGTAATCTCCACCGTTACGTATACGTTGCCACCCTCGTTAAACCTCACTAACCCCTTTGACTTTATTGTACTCAATGACTGAACTAGTCCAGTCTAGTAGCTTNNCCAAGGAATTGGAGTATACGATGCCGGTTAGTTGAGCCTCTATATAAGCCCCGCCCAGACGAGACTGATGCCCATTACTACTAGTAAAATTAACAGAATTACGGAGTGCCGCTTGGTTACCGGGGACTATAGTTTGCGGTTTACCTAGTAGAGTAAAGCTACTTAAGGCGAAAATATCAGGTAGCTCGTCTCCCCCGATATGCAGAAGACGTTTCTCCTGGGTGTCGCTTTGGTAGCGCCGCTTAAGTGAAGGGAAGCGAGGTTCCCCATACCTAGTCGGTATGGCCCCTAAAGACGCAATAGCATATGCGATGCCGTGCTTCACGGAGGAAGTCTGTACTGTTTCTCTGAAAGGAAAGCCTTCGTCTGACATTGTTGCCTCGACAGGTAAAAGAAAAGGCCCCTAGTCAATTGGCTAGGGGCCTTTTCTAGGCCTAGCGGCCTTTTATCTTGTCTGCTAGTGCGTCTCCGCAGCCGCACTAGCAGACTTAATATATTAAAGCTTGTTACCGTAAACCACGGCGCGGCTGTTATGCACAACCATAGCCAGGGTTTCTTCCATGTACCAACCCTTACCCGAAATACCGTTAGTATTTTGCGGGCCGAGCGGGATAGAAGTCACCGGACCACGATCAGTATAACCACCGAGTTGTTCCGGGGCACCGAGGGCGAACATTTCACCACGGCTAAGAACGCGAAGCTTGGGGTGACGGTGAGCGTCGGTTACTAACTGCATACCGAACAGGCCACCGATGCGGCCAGTTTGGATGATTTCGAGCTTAGACACCGGGTCGAAGAAGTTGTCAGGGAAAGCGCCCTGAGTAACGATATCCGACAGAATGTCTTGCGCGAACAGAAGAGTCGAGGGCGTAATAGCATAACCATTAAGCGCCGTCAGAATCTCACCGAGATAAGCCGGACCAAACTGACCAGCCATATAGATCGTCGAATTAGCAGCCTGCGAAGAAGCCGCACGCTTTAGCATGGAATACAGCAGTTGGTCTTCCACGCGGAAGATTTGCTCAAGCGAGTCGAGGAACGCGTTATCGAGCAGATCACCCTGACCTTGGTTAAGGTCATTAGTAGCGACGTAAGGCTGAGCCTTAACTTGGAACTCGTCCGTTTCAATGAACTTTTCACGAACGATAGACAGTTTAGTCTGAGTGGGGCCAATAGCGCGAACGGCGTGGGCGTCCTTAACGCGTACTTGGAAACGCGGGCGCTGGCCTTGACCAACGTCACCACGTAACAGCATGTTACGCATAAAGCCTTCACGGTCGGCATGTTCAGTCAGGCGACCGGCAATAGTAGCGCCGATTTCAGCCCAAGTAGACTGATCCGAATCGTGATAGGCAGCAGCGAGGATTTCACGCTTTTCTTGCGCAGAAGCCATTTCGACTTCTTGGTCTTCGGTGAGAACTTCACCTTTAGCCATTTGCGCAAAGAGCGAAGCGATCATCTGCATCGCTTCTTGGTTGTTGCTGGCGTTAAGTTCGTTTTGCGCGTTGAACATACGCGAACCACGGAACAGCGCGGACGCCGCCGAGGTAGTTTTAAGAACGGGGATCATAGTCGATGCACCTACTATTAAGGTTATGGTGTGTAAGCTAGGTGCTTACTATTACAGCGAGAACTCGATGCCCAGGAACGGCTGGTCAGCCGAAGGAGCTTCGATGATACGAGCGCTAGGAATAGTAGCGCCGTTACCAGCGGTTTTAACGATGCCGTTAGCCCCCAGCTTAATAGCAGTAGAAGCAGCTAGGCCCGCCCAATCCACGGTCGGATCGAAGTCAGACGTATAAACAGTACCACCCTCGATAACGCCAGTTTCCTGGATAATCGAAGTGATATTAGAGAAGGTCACCGGCGAGTTATCGCCACCGATAAACATCAGGTCATCGATAGTCGGGGTATAAGTATAAACGATGTTTAACTTCTTACCCAGATCAGCTTCCACAACTTCAATAAAGGTGCGACCGTCGGGGAGGGTCGAAACCTTATATTCACCGCCGTCAAAAGTAGAACCGGCGTCGAGAGTTAGCGCAGTGCCGGAAGAAGCGTAAGAAACGCGAGCAGTACCGACGACGGGGCGGTTAATAACCACACCCCACTTACCAGCAGCAACGAGAACAACAGTAGCGTTCTCAATAACAGCCGGGAATAGCGACGGGGCAACACGCTCGTTAAGCGCAAAACCAGCGAAGACTTCGGTGTCGGCGGCACCAGCGGCCACCTTAACCTTTAGCAGGCCACCTTCGCGAACAGAGATAAGGCCCGCACCTTCGGGCATAGTGAACACGCCAGCGGCCAGCGGACGCGTACGCGATTTAACGATATCGGACTTGGACAGAAGAAGCATGATTGCTTTCCTAAGCTAGTATGTTAATAGCTACGTTAGATTATACGTGAGCCGAGCGGCCAACGGTAGAAAACAGCTTGGAAATATCGACCTTGCTGGTTTTAACGCTAGCAGTTTCAACCGGCGCAGCAGCAACCGGAGTTTCAGGAGTGACCGGAGTAGCTTTAACAACTACCGGAGCGATGAAATCAGACGTTCCGATCATAGTAGCCTTAGCCGAAAGCGAATCGTCACTTTCACCCATAAGCGAGGACGCTTTTTCTAGAAGCATTTCCACGAACTTAGGGGCAGACTGGATCATGCTAGCAGTAATAATGGCCTTCGGTTCACGAACGCCATTTACTTCAAGCACGTCGGCCAGTTCAGCCGCGATAGGGTTAGCGTAATCAGCGCCAAACATACCCTTAACCATACCGAGCGCAGCAATCTCTAAGCAATTGCTAAACCGAGTTTGTAGGTTAAGGCGGTCAGCCGCGATTTCACTAGCAGCGGCTTGCTCTTCGCGAGTAATACGCTCAGCAATAACACCAGCAACCGTGGTCTTATGGCTAAGAACCTTACCGCCAAAGTTAGCGAGCGCAGTTTCCTTATCAATGGTCATACCCGCGCGGAAAGCATTACGCAGTTCCACAGGCTTATGCCACAGAGTTTGCGCACCAGCCGAAGCATGTTCCTTATTAAGGACAGCAACCGGAGCAGCGTCTTGCACGATATAGATAGCCGTTTCGCTAACGGCTACTAATTCAGCGTCGGGGCTGATATTAGCAGGCGTAGTAGCGACGTATTCGATAACGGTATCCGTGCTAACTTCATCGCTAGCTAAAACAGTAGCAGGCGTTTCGACCGTATCAGCCGGAGCTTCTTCGGTAACTTCTTCCGCAATTTCAGAAGCCGGGGCTTCAACGTTAGCAACGTTTTCTACCACAGGAGCGGTTTCGCCAGTCGGGGCCGCTTCCGAAGCAGGATCAGTCTGAATAGTCATATCAGACGCCTTTTCCTCGTTAGTGCCACCTTCTGAGTCAGTAAGCGCGTCCTTAGTATTAGTGGCGGCTTCTTCATCATCAGTGACGTTTTCATCGTCATCACCGTCGGAGTCGTCGTCTTCGTCCGCCGGATCGCTTTCATCCATATCCATGACTTCAAGCTGGGAGTCGTCTTCAGATTCCTCAGCGAAATCTTCGTCGTCTTCCGGCTCAACCGCTACCGTTTCGTCTTCATCCGAGGCGGCGGTAATGCAAGTCCGTAGGGTGTCAGCGACACTCGCGCGAAGCGCAGCACGCGCTTGCTTATTGCTCATGTCGTTTTCCTCAAGTTTATTAGGGTCAACCGTCAATAGTTCGGTAAAGTCGAAATGGTTAGCGGTTTCCGTAGAAATGCCGTCACCCACCTTGGTATTAATGTGCGCTAGTTCACCGGTATTAAAATAGCTAACCGAATTACCGCACATCACACACGCTCCAGAGAAAGCGTATTCTTGCATAGCATTAGCCGTGGCGTTATCAGCGTACAAATCGCTATTGCAATGAGCGCACTCGCCAAGCTTGATTAGAAATTCCCGCGTTACATATTCAACAGCAGAAGCGTCTGCGTCCGCAGGATTTAAGCTAGAACCGTCGATGGGCGATAGAGCCCCGAGGTTGCCAGCCTTGTTAGACGACAGAGGTTGCATTAACCCGGCGTCATAGGTTGCAGTAATCACACTAGCGGGTAGTTCGCCAGCAGGCACAGCAACAATTACCGTAGCCAACTCTCGCGAAGCTAGTAAACCAGCTAGCGGTTTCTGCGTATTACGAAGGCTCACATTAACCTCTCCTACCGCTAGAAACCTTATAAGCCCGATATAATCGGGCTAGCACTAGAAAATTAGCAATAACGCTTCCATCGCTAGCCCGATTATTCGTTCTATAGCTAAGCTTTCCCTTGGCTAGCCCAAATCTGGGCTACGATAGACGCCTTATCAGCGTCGTTATTGGGTACGCTAATCTCATAAGGGCCGTTAGCAGTTAAAACAGTAATAGGGATAAGCCCGTTATCGTCTACCTCAGCCTCAGGGTCTTCCTGCCATGAATAAGTTACGCTTTTATCGATCATTTTATTATTCCTTAGCCAGTAGTAACGAAGAACGAACCGGTCACGTCGTAACCAACGGTGTTAGCAACGCGGGCTTGAATAGTCCAAGCCGCGTTTAGCGAAGTAGCAGGCCAACCTGCCGGATAAGAAAGTGGCATAGAGCTGCCAGCTTTCACCCGTACAGTTTCACGAATAGTACCAGCCGCTGCATCCCGTATATCGTATACGTGGTCTACGTTGTCATTGTTAGTAATAGTTAGCGATTGACAGATAGCCCGTAACGTAGCGCCTTGCGCAGCTAGTAACGTTTGCTCGGTAGCCGCAGTTATATTGGTTAGACGCGCGGGGCGATGCGAAGCAGCATTGCCCATAGGCTGCGTAATCTGGCGACGCGATCCGTCAATCTGAATACTACCAGCCCTGCCGCTAGTGCCCACAGCAGGCCCGCCCGCAGTGGTAGTCATCATGCCGGAAGTTAGAATAGGCAACGGTGGCGAAGAGGCGTTATCCGCCGTAGTGCCAGCAATAGTAACAGGTCCAACCATAGCGGTAGCAATAGCTTGACCGCCGTTAAGGTGACCTCGGCCACCAGAGACTTCAACACGAATCTCTTGCGTGTCACAGCAGATGACACGCTTAATGTCTACAGTAGTAGCCGTAGCAGGAATATCACTATTCTTAAACCGCATACGCATTTTGTATAAGCGGTTAGGATTGATAAAGTTAGTAGAGGCACGTAGAGCGTTACTGTTACGCGCGATACCGCTATTACCTAATACGTTAGAAATCATTAGGTCTTCGGGGCGGTATTCCAGAAGAACGTCTTGCCCGGGAGCGCTAGTCCACGGCCCCATAGTTACGCCAGCGGTTACTAAAAGCTCTGGACTGTTCTCGCCCATGCTTTCATAGCGCGTATTTCCGGTAATCGTACTAACGCCTAAATACATACCAGCGCGATTGCGTACTTCATCGGGTATAGTGGCATGAGGCACCAACTCTCCCGTAAGCGGGTCACACTCTACTAACTCAATCCAAATATTGTTAGCAGCTAACTTCTGAGATAGCTGCATTGAAATAGTTAGGTCTACCGGTATGGTGAAGCATTTCTTAGACGTAATATGCAGTTCAGCGTTTACGTCAGTACCCATGTTGATGGTTAGATTAGACAGGGCAACGGAGTACGTAATACCCGGAACTACTTCTAGTACGTCCCAAAGGTCTAGGTCTAAAGCATCGCCGCCAAAGTCGTCGTAGAATTTGTCAACCACATTACCAATCATGCCGATGGAATTACCATCCGGTAGCACGGCGGTAGTAGTTTGAGAAATAGTAATCTCCCCGTTTTGCAACGGTCCCAGAAAATCTCCCGTAATCATAGGAAACACTCTAGTCTCTAGCGGAACTAGTTCCGCTTTACCTAGCGGCACAGTTTTATGAGATTTATTAGTTACCTTAAACATCGTGTCCTACTTTATATCGTCTGTCGGGTTCCACTTGACCCAGCCGTCTTCGCTAGGGTTTTCCAGCGGGTCCTCTAGGTAAATAGGAATGTGGTTAGTAATGCCACGCTTAGCATGGCAGAACCATAGCGCTTGAATAGGTAACTGGAACGGCGCGCGTAGTAACAACCGGGCGTACTCGTCAAAGCCTTTAAGCGAGCCGTTTACAATAACGCCTTGTAACGTAATGTACTGATGCCAATGACCCATCAGAATAGTATCGAAAGAGCGCCCGATAGCGGATTCCGCGTTACCAATCTTGATCTTGCCACGCATGATCGGGCCTAGCGAACCAATAATACCGTCGCCGCCTTTTACACCTAGCGCGTCACCATGCGTTAGCAGGAACCGATGCCCAACTACAGTAAAGTGAGCGTCGCACTCGGGCGGAATATAGAACTTAACGCGAGGATCGCCCTTGAACCATTTCTCTAGCATATTATAGAGAAGCCATTCGTAGCTGGTGTACGCCCGCCCTTTAGCGCGAGGCTTTTGTGTAGACCGCCCGTGGTTACCGGGCACACAAGGCACATAAACGTTGCCAAAGCGATCCGCTAGCTTAGTAAGCGCTGCAATCAGTACGTCGAATAGGTCATGTACCGTCTGCATCATGTAGCGGTCATTAGTAGCGGATAGCTCGTCGTGAATATCACCGCTTACCATGTCGCCGCCTAAGGCCACTACGATACCTGGGTAGTTAGGCTTAGCCATCTGACTGAAACATACGTCGATAATAGTATCGACTAGACGCTTCGCCCTAGCTACGAGAATTTCTGTACTAAAGGTATTGGTACCGCCAACCTCATGTGGGCTAACTACCTCGCCAGCGTGCCAATCCGACCACAGGGTCATAGGTACGCCGAAACTATTTCCTGGCGGTAAGTCGGTAACCCATTTGGGAGGGTTGGGGGACGTAGCGGTTAGCCCGAATATCTCCGCTCGAATTTGTTCTTCGGTATGTTGATTAATACGCAATGCCCGAACAGTAGCGCGAGCCTCTTGAAGCTGCACCCTACTGCCTTCAAGTTGAATGCGCAGAGCCTCTTCATTCTTTCGCGATACTTGAAGGTCAGCTTCTAGGCGTTCAGCTTTATTGGGTTTCTTAGACATAATAGGCCTTTCACAAGAATGCCTTTACTTAGGTTAAACGTGGTTACCTATACCCCTTAAATTAACGTGAACGAGTTGAAACCTAGAATAGCAGGCATAGAAAAAGGGCCGCAGATTTCTCTGCGGCCCTTTATTTAGGTGTTAGCTACTAGCTATTAGTCGTCAAGCTGCGACGGGTCCAGAAGCGATACAATCTGGCCGTACACCATAGCGGGGAATACCTTGTTAGCCCGTTCGAGCAGCAAAGTAATGTCTTCCGCCGTGAAGCTCATTTCATCCTCTAGAGCAACCTTCTGTCCTAGCTTGAACAGTCGGAGTTTCTTACGCGACTCCAAAGAGTCATCGCCCGGAAGAGAACCGTCGATAGTCATCAGTAGAACGTCGCGCAGAATAACGGGCTCGCCGTTTTCCTTTAGCTCTTCACCCTTACGGTTGTTAAGGGCGATAGTCATATTAATCTTTTGCATAGCTAGAAGCCTTTTTGAGAGTCTCAGTTTAACTAGGGGGAGGAAACCTCTTCCCTTGCGCAGAGAAAAATTAGGTGGGGCGGCAAGCCCCACCTAATTAATACACTTCGATCAGGAAACCGATTTGATCCCAGGTCACGGCAAGGCTACCAAACGTAATAACGTCCCCGTTTACATAGTTGCTAGACGGGACAAACGCTACACGCGTAGTAAAAGTTGAACCGGCCATTAAGGAGTCATCATAGCGAGTCCAACCCTCTGGTAGGGTAATACCGTTATTATTATCCCGGTCAACTACGGCGGCAAGTAAGAACTTACTGCCACCGGTTTTAACAAACCCTGGTATATCTAGTACGTTAGAGTTACCCGTAGTGCCTCCAAAATACTTAACATTAAAGCCGTTAATTACTGCCCCGTTAACGTCGAAGCCCGCTACGTGTATGCGATACCCCGCGTTGTTAGAGTAAGACCAATTGTTCGCTAGGTCTGTACTAGTAATAACCTTCCAATGAATCGAAGAGTAATACCCTAGCGTAGGCCAGTAGACTACTTGCTTACTCCAAACATCACCGCCCGTAGTTTGCACCGTTAGCCCGCTGCTACCGGTGTACTCAGCGACAACAAATACTACGTCATCTACCTCTAATCCAGCCGGTTTACTTAAGTTACCGGAAGTAGAGGTGGAGACAGCCGCTGCTCTCGTAGTTAGTGTAGCAGATACTGACTCTACAACTATACTAAATTCTTTACTGGTAGTTACGCCAGCAAAATCAGCACACGTTATAGTAAACACATAAGTACCCGCCGTGGTAAGCACTCCAACTAGCTGTCCCGAATCGGTAAAAGTAAGACCAGCAGGAATGGTGCCTGCCGTGATGGTAACCGTAGTAGGATTCTTGGCACCATGAACTACAGGCTCAGCAACTACGTAGTTGCCGATGAAAAGTTGCCCGGCTAAGAACCTAAGTTCCCCGATTTCTATCGTGCCAGCTAACACGTTAGAGAAATGCTTGTACTGATTAGTAACCAGTACCTCATTAATAAGGGTTTCTGTGGGGTGAGTGAAATCTCCGCCGATAGAGTTTTCAGACGTTAGTGTAGACTGTCCTAAATAGTCTACCCACGCAGAGAAATTATCTAAGAAGCGACAATTTTTAGCGTTTGCGATATTTCGGTCTACCTCGTACATGTCGTTAAGCATGGCACGGCCAGCACCTACACCCATGGGGTTCATGTTCTGTAGGGTAATGTCTATATTGGGGTTACTGTCGCGTAAACCGTCAATAATGGCGACTACGTTAGTGTAATGATCCCCATACAGTTTCGAGCGTATACCCCACTCGGTAGCCGCATAAATTTCTAGCTTTGACCGTTCCTCGGCATTCAGGCGTCGGCCTATAACTAGGATTTCGCATATATCGCCAATCCAATAATAGCTGCCGTAGTCTCTACCAATAGTGGCATACTTTGTAGAAGTAATGACGGAAGCAAAATTGGCTGCCTGTAGGGGGTTCCCGTCTTTATAGCTAGCCACATATGTACCGGCCTCTACTATAACTACAGACGCGTCATCAAACCAACTAGTTCCGGTATAATTTTTCGTGCTACTTCCGTTACTAACATGAACCTCCCCTAGTGAACCGGAGCTTACGTTGATTTGGCCACCCGTACTGTTATTTCCATAGTAAAACGCAGTACGTATGCTGCCGCTACCAGAAGAGTGAGGGCGTGCCACTATAACTACAGTTATCTCGTCGTCTGCTAGCTCCTGAGGGCCAGGAGGTTAATCCTTTAGCGTAAGGTGCATCAGGTCGTTGTCAAAATTACATTGAAGGTAAAACCTGATAACCCGGACTTCTCTATATTCTGGAACGCTGACTTAGCTGTAGACTATTTGATTCCGCTACTACTGCACCTGAACGACTAATCCATTTATCTGCCATACCGCTGATAAGCGATATGTTGCCCCGGTCTTTAGCACTAAACCACCCTAGATTATCAGCCCCAAGTTTCGCAGGAGTCCATATACCGGTACCAAATTCGGACCCATTATTAGTAGGTATAAGTTTATCCGACAGGGATTCCCGCTCGACTTGAATAGCACTTATATCGAACACCCAAGAAATGTCTTGCGTATTATTCAATTGCGTAGCTACCACGAAATCCAGGCTGGCTGTTCCTGCCGGTAATATCGCCATACGAGAGGCTTTACTATAAACCGTAGGGTCAGGAACGCTATATGTGTTTAGGTAAGCGTCACTTATGAAGACATTACTGGCGTTCTTACACTTGAAGTTGACTCCTTCGGTGAGAGAAGAGGTACCTGTTTTACTAAACCTACCGTACTTCCATTGGAGACCGTAAGCTCCTGGTGAAATACCTGCTGTAATTGGGCATTTAATGCCGGGATGCACCGCAGCGCCAGTAGTGTTATTAGCGGTTATAGAAATCCGCATTTTGGCGACGCCGTTATCCTCGGTTATACTAATAACCTCAGTGATCTGGCTAGCCCAATTAACAGAAAAACCTGTGGGCAGCGACCCGCCGGAACCTAAAACTCCTACCGTTGCACCAGCAAAAGTGTTGTTAGGAAATAAGTTCTCGATCTCCTCTTCAGCGTCCGTGGACTTATAGTAGTGCCCGCCTATGTTATACTGAATGTTATACTCGTTAGCTAGGTAAGCCTCAATACGGTGTTTTTCGTCTTGAGTAACTAACCCGTCCACTACAATCATTTCTGCTATATAAAGTCTAGCGTAAGGCGACGCATCACCACGACTGCCGATAAACAGCGGAGTATCAGCAGTAGTATTAATTACGCCTGTGCCAGAGCCACCCGAAGTAGCAGTAGTCGGTAACTCCTTGTCATTCAGGAATAACTTTGCATTAGCACTAGAAATATCTGCCGCCGTATCGTAAGTAAAGCCGAAGATAAAAGGCTTTAGATGGATAGGAGCAGTAATGTCTCTGCGACCGTTAGCGACTCCACTAGTAAATTGGATGCTGCCTACATTACCGCCGGGATTAAGTGACAGGCCAAATTCGCCGGACGACACGCCGCCGTAACTCATCACGACCATTTCATTATTAATGGACGTAGGCATACATACAATAAAAATGGAACGAGGTTCCGTACTTACAGGCAGACCGTAACTATCGCCGTACATACTGTTAGATATAGTGTTATCAAATAGCGCCCCGCTAAAGGGCGCTGCGCCGGATATAGTATCCGGCACTTGCCCCATGAATTTAGGGCGCTTAGCTAGTGTAATCTGGTTGATGCTAGCCTTGGGATTAGGAACGTTGCCAAATCCGGCGGGCGCGGTACCAGAGTAAGCAGTAGCTCCAAAGTTTAGCGTAACAACTGAGGCATGGCTGGTTATACTAACCGCGTGCAACATTGATTTAGTGTATACGGAAGCAAAAGAAATACCGCCCACGCCCGTAGCCGGACTGTTGGCGGGGTTGTTATTCCAATCGCCACCAGCCCCCTTGCGGAACCATATTAGCTTAGCGTCAAAATCAACAGCTACACCAATAGTATCGCCTGTTGTGTAGGCTAGAAGCGTAGCTACTGTCGTACCGCCTATTCTAACGGTACCGTCAATAGACCAATAACCTAAAGAATAACTACCGCTTTGCCCCAAGGACAACGTATTGGCACTATTTACTAAAGCGTCAGTGAACCCCACAGCTAGAATAGCACTACCACCAGTTACAGCGTACTCAAAATAGTGTTTACCCACCGAGGGCATAACCTCGTAACCCCGTGCAGTAACGGGTTGTCCACTGCCTGCACTAGTTCCCGTACGACTAACACCTAGTCCATCTGAAGTAACAGACAAATCCGCGTGCTTATTGTAAGAGTCTAGACGCCTAGGTACCGTGTTGTCGGATTGATCCACCCATTTAGCAATACGTCGGGTGTCAGTAACCGGTACTAAAAGCTCGCTATTCCAAGCGGCGAAACCACTTGGAATAGCGCCCGCCCAAGCATAAACTCCGGGATTTAGTACAACTGATGCGCCTGAACTCGAAACTGACCACGCAGGGTAAACTGTACCTTCGATAGTAGATATATCATAACCACCAACACCGGTAGCGGGGTCGGCAGTACCGCTATTATTCCATAGGGAATCGCCTACTTTCTTAGCCCATACTTTTTTGGCGGTAAGGTCTACAGCAAGTTGCACGGTCATACTAGCTACCGGGTTAGTTGTCCAATAGTCAGAAGCTAGCGTATTGTTAGTGAATACCTGACCGAACATAGCAGGGGAGCATAGTATAAGAATACCATGCGGACTAACTCCTATGTGATTATCCTGTAAGGGTGCATTAGTCGCAGCCAAACCCACGCCATGCGTGGGCGATGAACCATTTACCTTAAACTCTAGATAATATTTACCACTTGAGCGGCCAAAGGCTCCACGTGCGTTACGCCAACCGCTAGAGTTAAATGTTGCGGCAAATTCGTTTTCTGGAGTAACAGTAATACTTGAATGCTTGTCATCTGGGCTCCAACCGCAAGTTTGGAGCATTCCGACGTTACCCCTAAACCAACGGGTTAGTTTAGCGCCTAAATCCCCCGGAAGCCAAGCTTCCGGGGGCGAGGCTCTGTACGGGTTTCCAATACCACCGGGGAAAAGGGCAGTATCCGAGTCGTACCCTGCAAATTCTAATAACGCAGCATCAGTACGCATTCCCGCCCAAGAGGGGAGTAATTCTACACCCCTATCAGACGTTTGCCGGTCATTACCTGATTGGATAACCCGTATTGGCTTGTCTTGTTGACTATTTAGCAGGCGCTCAATCTTATTAGGCCAACCTCCCGAAAATCGAGAAGTAGTGAGCGCCGTTCCAGCGGCTAGAATACTGTAGAAGCCATCAAAATAAGCCATCAGTTGTAATCCGTAAGGTCATCGAACCACCCTAAGACATTGATAGTCAATATCTCGTCGGTAGTATCGTTGGTTATTGAATAGACTTGTGCGCTAGCATCCGTAGGAACTACGCACTCAGCATACCCATTATTTAGGCTGCGGCGCACAACTTGGCCCCAAGTAGCCGTAGTAGGTGCGGCGAATACCGCACTAGACAACTGACTAAATAGCGGACCCGCTCCTGTGCCACCTGTGACGGCCAAGGTTAGTTTTACCTGTAGCGAACGGCCTTCCGGTAAGCCCGTAAATTTGCGGACATACGCGGTATTAGCGTCGGCGTTCGTAAACGAATAGGTGTACGGAACGCGCAGATAGAACCAGCAACCGATCTGATGGAACAGAACGATATTACCGCTACCGTCTGTCAACACCGTGCCTAGGCGGCGGAACTTAGTATAGCCGCTCGGTAGAACAGGGTTAGCAGCCGACAAGGAATACAGACCGTCAGTGACTTTAGTAGTGGGGTTTAGGATAGCAAAGACGTGGTAGCCCTTTTTCACCTGTTTAACGCCGGTGTCTAACCCGCCGTTGTCGTCGCCAGCAACCCAAGTAGCGTTGAGGCTTTTGCTAAGCGGCGACGTTAGTTGCACTAACTCCGCATTGTCGCTGGTAGCCGCGCTACCTACCGTAATTACGATATGCGAGTTGGGGTCAGTAACACTATTAATTAGCGTAAGACCCGCAGGCACGCCACGCGGAACTTCACCGCCGCCCTTAAGGGAAATAGTCTGACCGTCTAAGCGCGCGAAGATATTGTCGCTAGTCGTCCAGATATCACCATTGTTAGGCGCAGTAGGATCAACCCCGGGAGTAATAGTAAGTGGGGCTTTTACCGTAGTCGAGGCGGGTAGCAACAGGCTACCTGAAAGGGTAATACCTTTAGCCGTAATATCAGTGTCGTCGCTGTCGTTTGCTAATCGGAAGGCAATAGTAGTACCACTACGTTTAATAGCTGGGAAAGCCGAGGTAGTTCCGCCTAGTTGCAACCGACCGAAGTCGTTCTGCGCGTTATTAGTAATGCATATAATACCGTCTACTGTATCTAACAGCCTACTTCCATAGCCGAGCGACACGCGTGAAACTTGAATCCAAGTTAATAAACTATCGTCGGCAAGTTTAAATTGGATTCCGTTAGAAGTTTTTTTAATGGCGGGAAATGCGCTAGTAGTGCCGCCAAACTGTAACAAGGAGAAGTCGCTACTAGTAGCATTGAACAACGTTAATTGCCCGTCTGCGGGAGCCGCTAACCTAGTTCCTGCCGAAAATAGATATTGCAATGCTCGCAGATTAGTAAAGCCCGAGTCATCAGCGGTACGAACTTCAATAGCAGTGCCGTTACGCTTAAGGGCGGGGAAAGCGCTAGTCGTTCCGCCAAATTGTAGCAGCCCAAAATCATTCTTAGCGTTATTGTATAGCGCAACATTACCATCAGCAGGCGACTCGATAGAAGACCGGCCAAAGAAGCCTAGCAAACTAGAACCGCCAGCTTCTACTTTTCCACCCGATAGTACATAGCCATCCGCAAAAATATTACGACCAGCGTAGAAATCTCGCGGCTTAGCGCCAGTAGAAGAACCAATGTCATATAGAGTATCAGAACTAGCTAATAAATGACCATTAGTGGCGTGTACGTACCACCGGCGAACGCCATTAGTCATAAACCCTAATGTTCTAGTACCGCCCGTTCCAGCGGCTTCCGTACCAATAACTAGGGCATTAAGAGTATGGGAAAAGCTAATAACCGCTCGCTCATAGTTGCTGGCGTCGGTATAAGTATTGTATACCTCGAAAGTTTGTGCTGTCGTGCCGTTCAACTGGCCTAGCTTTCCTACCCCTGTACGCGCTAGATTAGTGTCTTTAGTCGCGGTAGCTGAGTTAGTAGCACCCCAAGCAATATCGCAATTGGAGCCTAACGAAATACGAGACGACGCTACACGTATTGTACTACCAACTTGGAAATATCCGCCTACGCCAGGAACCGTTATGTCACCGCCGTCGCCTAGGATGACAGAGGAGTCTTTTAGTGTAGACCCACCAGCACCGTCAAAGCGGGGAATAGCGTTATCCGTAGACGGGCTAGGCCCGACCATACCTGAACCACTACCCGTACCCAGGGGACCTAAAGTAGCGCCGTTGATTTGGACGTACAGACCAGACGAGGTAGTCCACACGTCACCGTTAATGGGTGCCGATGGCGTGGCCCCTTGCGGAATGTTAAGCGGTACGAAGCTAGACGTAGACGGCTGTAGTATTAAACGTCCGGTTTCTAGTGAAGTAAATCCGCTGTCGTCACCTAGGCGAATTTGTAGGCCCGCGCCACTACGCTTAATGGACGGGAAAGACGTAGTGCTACCGCCAAAAATTAAGCGCCCAAAGCCTCCACCGCTACTTTGGTTAAGGATAATGTGTTCCGTGCCAGTAGACGATAGAAACTGGCCGTTCCGCAGATACAGGGCGTTTACTGACAGATTGGCGGCGTCAGAGTCGTCAGCTAAGCGAACACGGAGGTGATTAGTAGCACGCTTTAATGCGGGGAAGCTGCTAGTAGTGCCTCCAAACTGTAATATGGTAAAGTCGCTACCAGCAGCGTTACTAATACGCATACTGCCATCGGCGTCGGAATAAATACGCGAACGGTTACCAAAGGATAAATAACCAGTAGCATCGGTATTCAGGTATGGTGCGCTAATGAAAGTTCCCGCCGTAAAGCTACCATGATAGCTGAGGCGCGGCGAGCTACTATCGTTAGTAACGTGTAACGACGATATAGTACTAGCCGGTAGTATAGTAGTTACTACGGGGGCGGCTACAGTTTCTGCTGTTGAATTAGTTAGAGTAGCGGCAATATTACCATTATTGACAATGACGACGTGCAACGGCGCGCTAATAGAACCATTTAACCGCCTAACACGTAGCTGCAAGTCGGCAGCCGCCATATTTACTTCTAACTGGAAGTTCTGGGAGCTTACATGCCCCGCGTCCACTAGCGGGGCGGCGACCATCCAAGTATCGGTACTAGTAGCACCCCACTGCGCTACTAAAGTATATCTTTTTACTCTGGTGAACCCTGATACATTAACCGACAGTGCTATGTCTAAGTTGTAGCTACCATGTAGTAATGAAAAGGTACCAATATCCACACAGTCGTTTACTGCGGTGGGTAAAGTTCTAGTTAAACGCCAGCTTTGCAGATTAAGCGCTGAAATTCGTGCTGGGCCGCTGTCATCGGCTAGCTTAACCTCTAGTTCTGTACCGCTCCGCTTTATAGCAGGGAAGGCATTACTAATGCCGCCGAATTGCAGCTTCCTGAAATCAGTGCCCGCGTTGTTGCACATACGCAGATCACCGTCAGCCGCACACGTTAAGCCTGAACGTCCGTTGAACGAAATCGAAGCGCTAGTACCTGCTTGTAACCACGAACCGGCTTGGATAGCCGCAGCCGCATAGATATTGCGTGGGCGATTGGCACTCGTCTGACCGATATCGTGCGAGTTATCTGTAACGGCTAAGAAATGCCCGGTGCTACCAACGATATACCAACGATCAGCCGCATTAGTATTAAATGACAGATCAGCGGTGGCTTTCAGGCGCAGGTTACGGCTAGCTCCCGTACCGGATTTTTCTGTGCCTACTTCAAAGGTCGTGCTGTTCCAGCCGACCATAGCACGTTCGTAATTAGTAGCGTCAGTGTAGGTGCCGTAAATACGGAACGCCTGTGCCGCAGTACCAACACGTTGCGCTAAGATACCAATACCTTCGCGCCATAGAGAAACGTCAGTCGTTTCGCTAGCATTGCCTGTGCCCGACCAGCCGATATCGCTAGTAGCTTTCGAGCGGAAACTGCTAGACGACCAGTACCCTTGCCCACCACCACTCAAGTAAATGGCCTTGGCGTCCAAGATAGTATAATCGCTATCGTCCGCAAGCGTAATCGCGATGGTACTGCTGGATCGTTTGATAGCTGGAAAGGCAGAGGTAATCCCGCCCAATTGTAGGCGGTTAAAGTCTGTAGCGCCGTTATTGTAAAGCGCGATAATGCCGTTGCCAGACGTATTTATGCGAGTACCGTTAGCGCCGAACAGATAATTACTAGCCGCTACACTTGCCCAACCGGAGTCATCCGCTAGTCTAAAGTATAAGGCGGTACCCTGGCGCTTGACAGCGGGGAAGGCGTTGGTCGTTCCGCCTAGCTGAATCAGACCAAAGTCGCTTCCTGCGTTGTTTAATAGCAGCAGGTTCCCGTCACCGGGGGCCTGAATTGACCCCCGGTCGCCTAAAGTTAGTTTACCCGTCGCAGGTAACGTAATGCCTTTGGTAAAGTCAAAAACGTCCGTGCTTAGATTATGGCGAATGCTGACAGTATCTAGGTTAATCCTAATACCGTCTTTTACCTTAAACATGCTTCATCCTTCCCGAGATCATCAGGTGAAGTTATTGTTACTATTAAATTACGCGACGGAATTTAAAGACATAATTGCTTACGCCGGTAGTAGTCGTAGTGGAGGAAATCTGTAGCTTCATTTCCGCCCCTGCTCCGGTAGTTGCACGAGCAACACGCAAGTATATTGAGTGCTGGTTAGGAGCGTGCCCAGCACGATGCAGCACTAATTCATCAGTAACAGAAGAATTAGTGCTAGCCGAGTGCCATGACATAACGCCAGAATAGTTTTCTCGCCATTGCCCACCACCTACGGCTTGATCAAAGACGTATAGCTGCACGATGTAGGTGCCGGTTTCCAGATCAGTAGCGTTAATGCTAGTGTCCTGCCAATCTCCGGTCATCTGTAACGACTCGGTGAAAGTCATTATCTGGTCAATACTAGTACCCACCGTGGGCGTTAACCCGGCGTGGGATAACGTGCCAGTAGCCGACAAGTTACCATTAGCCGTAATACTTGCAGATTCTAGGGGAGCCCAATTACTATCGTCTGCTAGACGCAGCCTAACTAATGTCCCAGTCCACCTAATAGACGACGACGTATTGGTATTACCGCCTAAGAATATGGGACTAAAAGGATGTAAAAATCCACAATACAGTCCAGAATAATTACTGTCATCTGCTACTCTAAGCATTAGAGTATTAAGATGACGTTTTAAAGCGGGGAAAGCACTAGTCGTACCCCCGAACTGCAACAGTGTAAAGCCCGTAGCAGCCGCGTTTTGTAGCAGTAAAACACCGTCCGTTGTGGAGGAAATACGGCTACGCAAGTCGAATTTAAGATTGGTTCCGCCAATAGTAATGTCACTACTGGCGACTACTTGCCTTGCAGCAAGGTCAGCAAAAGCACTGTCATCTGCTAGCCTAACATGCAAGCCGCTAGCCCAACGCTTAATAGCCGGGAAAGAGTTAGTGACCCCGCCGAACGTTAGCATAGAGAAATCAGTTTCGGCGGTGTTGTATAGGCTTATTACGCCATCCGCCCCCGAACGAATACGAGCGCGAGTATTGAACCCGAGATAACCTGTTGCACTAGTATGCATAACAGTAGCAGCGTATATACCACCGCTGGCAGTTACGTTGTTGGCAACGTATAGGTTACGAGGACGATTAACCCCCGAAGCCCCGATATCAAAAGCGTTGTCGCTATTAAAAGTGACGTTACCGTGTAATACACTAGGGGCAAGTTGGTTAGTTACAGGCTTCCAGACGCGGAAAGCCCACTCGTCATGCAGTACGGCACCCGTAGTTCCACTAAAGGTAACCGTGATACCGTTACTTAGCGTTACAGGAGACGTAGAGAACGCCTAAAACCCGTATCAATACGGGGTGGTTATAGGACGCTACGTACCGTGGACCCCACTCGAAAGTAGTGGCAGACGTGGCACGAATATAGATAACCTGCCCATCAGTAGAGCCGTTATAACCGCTAACGTTAAGCGCGGTAACCGTAATAGAGCCCGTGTTAACCTTGCATGGTAGTTTCGCAAGGTCATTCATGTACGTTATGTTACGGGCCGCAAACACGGCGTTTAGTGCATCACCAGTAGTATAGTAAGCGGCGTGCTTACCGCCTTGGTTTATGCCACCCCAAATATCGATATTGCCCGCCTGGAAGCGCATGTTTTTACCGCCAATATACAGCGGTACCCATACGCCATTGACGTTTTGGTGGTCAGTATAGCGCCAGGAGAAGTTATCCCCGCCATCCGGGTTGTCACTCATCCAGAACTCGTAGAGAGTCTGGTCATTAGTGATTTCAGTAACCTGCATACCAGCGGAATCAGTAGCACGCTTAAAGTTAATCTGGCTAGCGTAACCAATGCCAGGACCGCTTCCGCTACCAAGGTTAAGCGTAATATTTTGATTAACTACGTCTTGCCCAATGGTGGTTTCCGCGCCATACGAAATCAGTGTGCCCGTACGTAATGTAGCGTACGTACTGTCATCAGCACGCCTAATCTGTAAGCCGTTACCGTCCCTCTTAATAGCGGGGAAGGAGGAATTAGTACCACCTAATTGCAATAGGCTAAAATCAGTGCCTGCGTCATTAGTTAATAATATATTACCGTCTGCGGGGCTATAAATAGTGCTACGGGAAGAGAACGACATATAGCCGCCACTGCCGGTAACAAACCCAGACGAGGCGGTCATTAGGCCGAAAGCTCTAATATGACGCGGGCGCGTAGAGGTATCGGCTAGGCCAATGTCAAATGAGTTACTAGCAGCAGCTACAATATGCCCGTCGGTATTGATATACCAACGATCAATACCCTGCGTGGCAAAGTTAAGGTAGGAGCCCCCACCCGCCGAGATAACACTAAATTTAGCGCTATCGTCGGCTGACGTATATCCCACGCGACCAGCAAGAGAGCCGTCTAAAGCGCGGGCAAAACTAATCTTGCCAGCGTCGTTTATTGAGCCTACCGCTACCCCGCCGTCTACGCCATTATGGCCTTTAGTAAAGCTAACTCGACCGGTGAAGGTCTTAACGCCGGTAATGTTTTGTGCTACCGTGTCAGTGCTACGAACAAAATCTGTAGACTCAAACCCGTTTAGGTATTGAACGTTTAGATTATCCACACGCGTAGCGGATGCTACGGTTAGTGGGGCTGTTCCGGTAGTAATAGTGCTTAAAAATGAATGCGCAGCTATAGGCCGCGTTGTCCATCCGGTAAGATTGTCATCCGCCGCCGTGCCAAATATAAACTGATCAGAATTTTCATTCCACAGCATATAGGCGTCGTTACCAGCAGAGCCGCGCTCCAACTTAACGCCGCTGTATACTATAGTGCCAGCACTGTTGTCCTTGGCTAGCGTGATAATAGGGTCGGTGACTTCCAAGTTAGTGGTGCTGACAACCGTCTGCGTGCCGGTAATAGTAATATTACCGTTAACCGTGAGATCGCCAGTTTGCAAAGCGGCAAAAGCAGAGTCATCGGCAACGCGGACTTGAAGCTCGGTGTTATTACGCTTTAGTGCAGGGAAAGCATTAGTAGTTCCACCGAAGTTAAGACGGCTGAAATTATTCTCCGCGGTATTGAGGAGCGTAATTTGACCATCAGCAGGTGAGCGCATAATAGAGCGCCCGTGCCAGTATATAGCGTTACCCTGTCCAACGCGTAAAGAGGTACCTACTAATACGTCGCCCCCGGTCGTTATGCTTCCGGTATTACGGCTAATACTTATAGCTGTCCCTGCGAATGTCCCGCCGTCGTCATACCTAGCTAGAGCAAAATTGGACCCTGTATTGCTACCGGATTCCGAGATATTATCGATGTAAAAATTCCAACGGTTAATTCCGCTGGTGGTGAACAGAATACCCCTATATGTACCAGCGTCACCACGTATAGACAGATAATTAGTTCCGGTGTGGTTAAGTTTACCAATGCGCACCATAGTGGAGGTTAAATCAATAACACCGGTTGCCCGGTTAATACCGATAGGATTATCTAGTAGAGAACCAGCATCACTATACCTACCAAGGAAGAAGTTACTTCCTTGTTCACCTGTATTTTCCGGGTCATTGTTAGTATATAAAGACCACCTAGGGGTGCCGCCAGTCAAGAAAAATATAAGGCGGGTAATACCCGCAGGAGCAGTCAGAGATAAATTGTGCATAACTGCACTTGTATATGCACTATCGTCGGCAAGTCGGAATTGTACGCTCTCGTTACTACGCTTTAGCGCGGGGAAGCTACTAGTAGTACCCCCGAAATAATAGCCTATTGAACTAAACGCGTTAAACGAACTTGCCTGAACCCAAGTAAAGGCACTATCATCCGCGAGCTTTACTTGAAATCCCGCCCCGCTGCGCTTAATAGCGGGGAACGCACTAGTCATTAGCCCCCATACTAAACGATTTACGTCATCCCCGGCACCGTTCTGTAACCGGATAATACCATCCCCGCCGTCGTTAATGCGGGAGTTGCTAGACATGACAAAATTGGCGGCGCGGAAGGTAGCATAGTCACTGTCGTCTGCGCGGCGAGCTTCCAGAATAGCGCCGTTACGCTTTAATGCAGGGAAAGCGCTAGTAGTGCCGCCAAATTGCAGGCGCGCAAAGCTGGTTTCAGCGTTGTCTAATAGCGTAATAACGCCGTCGCCAGGGCTTTTTAGTTTACTGCGACCGGTCCAGCCTTGCGCCCAATCTGCCCCAGAGTAAAAGTTACCGGCAATAGACAGTGTGCCATTACCGTTTAGGAACATAAGCTGGCTACTGCCTAGCTTAACAGTGAAAAGCTGCGACGTTGCGTGGTAAGCCGTGCCAGTAATAGTAATGTCCAGGCCTGCGAAAACCTCGGAAGCGTTATTCCACGTCTGCGTCAGTTTGAGTACCGGCTTATTAGCCGTAACAATGCCGCCGTTGATAATGCTAGTGCCGTTAACTTGCAGCGCATTAATCCCGTCGTTGACACCCGTACGAATTAGTACGTTACCGCCAAACTCGGCCAGCTTAACCTCGCCAGTGTCCAGTACTTCGATGCTAGGAATACCGGACGCGTCGTTAGCAGAGAACAGGGAAGCTTCCATGTTATTAGACACGGATAGCAGTTGTCCCGCTGAGCCCTCGAACGATAAAGTACCGCCACGAATAGGCAGGCCACGAATAGTAAGCGGTTGAGGGCCTAGAATGGCAGACGCAGTAGTTACTACTATCTTAGGATCGTCCGGTTGCCCGATGTTGGGCGTGATTACAATATTCTTGTCTGCGAGAGCCATTTAGATTTCCTCAAATAAGCTAGGACGCATACCTATCTCGGTAAGCAAAAAAGTTTTGCTGTATTTCTTCTTCTGAGAGCGCACGATCGTAGAACAACCACGGACCTAAAGTAGCCGGTAAACACCCAGCACCACCTGGGTTAGTATTAGGGTTACTTCTTGAAATTTGAATGCTGCCTGTAAAATCCACCATACCGTCGTCTGGTAAAGACCCACCGGTGCCACCAGCATCTGATAATGGCCCTTTGGTTATTAACTTACCATTTAAATATACAGCGCCTAGTCCGGTAAATTTGTCGTAGGTAAACGTATAGTTGTTCCACACACCAACTATTACAAGAGCCGGGCCTATTGGTGTAAATTGATTGTTAACGTGCCGTTTTGCAGAGGTTGGGTACTTAGCCAAGGCCATGGTAAAATTAATAGCCCCAGTTTCTTCAAGTACCACACCAAATGGTATTCTTGTATTGCCCAGGTCTTGAATAACGCATCGCCAATTATTTACCGTGGGGATACTTACTATATACTGGCGAAAAAATCTAGCCGCATCGACCACTGNNTAGTAACTGAGCCGCTAACGAAAGATATACGGGCTGATAATTAGGTTAGAGGTACCAGACCCGTTCTCCGCTACAGAATTAGAGACTAGCGTATTATCGTATTCAGTGTAGTCATGGTTAACTATTGACACACTGGGGTCTACTCTATTACTATAAGGCGATGAACTTTTCAAATTTGCTGGGTCTAGAATAAGTATTAAACCATCGCGTACTATATTGGGGCCGAAATGCACCTGTGACATTATAATCCGTACCTTTCACGGTAAGCAGAAAAGCTATGGTGCATTTCTTCCATAGACAGCGGACGGTTCCACATTAGGAATGCGCCTACGTCTCCCCCCATAGCATCGGTAGCAAGGCCTCGCCGCCCTATTAGCATATGCGACCCCACTAAAGGTGTAGAAGTTAGGGCAATAGGCTCAAACTGTAAAAGGCCTTTTGAATACAAACCGCAATACACTTGTATTTGGTTACCGTCTATTACACTACCAACCATCATCCAACTATTGAGCACCGTAGTATTGAGGTTAACCGCCCCGCTATTAACGTTGTTCAATTCCCATTGTAGCCTATTAGTAGAAGCATTTAGGTAGTGGTTAAGTCTTCCTGTATTGTCAGTGCCTAAATCGTCGAACGACCATAGCCGTGTAGAAGCGGCATCCGTTATTCTAACGAACGCCATCCACGAAAGCGCGGTAACGTCGCCAGGGGGCAACCCGTTTATGCCTGTAGTCCTGACGGCCTCGTCAGTATTAGCAGTCGGCGTCATACTAATAGAGCCAGGAATGGGATTGTAGGTCGGCGTTTCCGCTAGCAGGGTGAAATCGTTACCCTTACCGCTTAGGTCTTTCCAAAGCTGCCCCGTGCCGGGATAAGACTTTGGGTTTTTTGCGTCTAGCGCTAGGATAAGGCTGTTGTCTGCGACGATGCTAGCGTTATAGTGAATGCCCATTATACTAACCCCACTCTGCGCCCGAATTGCCGATGCAGATCAAGCATTTCCTCTTCGCTGCGTAACGTGCGCCATAGTAAAGCTGCGCTTAGGTCAGCGTTTAATAAGCCAGGAATGGGATTGTAGTCAGTGCGCGCCTGCCAGCCTAGCCATAGCAAATTGTCATTGTAACCAGAGGTATCAGAGCTAACGCCGTCAAAACTCTTAACTCCATTGACAAACAGCTTTACCAACTGGACAGATTGGGGACTGCCTTGCTTTAAGGTAAAACCTAACGTGTACCAAGTGTCGTTCACTAAGGTTACATCGCTAAGCATATTATTAGAGTCGTCTAGGCGAAATGCTAGTTGACCGGAGTCGGCTAAGAAAAAGCTTAACCCTATGCCTATGCGTTGCGAAATAATGGCTTGGTCTGTTCCGATAGCTCTAGGCCGCATCAATACTATACCTGATATGTCACTAGACGGGTTAGTCATATATTCAGCGACGACTAGCGGGGGTCCTAACTCCATGAGAGTGTCAGTACCATTAAACCTCACAGCACCATCGGTGAATACGGCTTCGCCTTGTAGCTGAAATTCTACGTCTGAGCGCGGTCCTAGGTTTTTTACTAGAGTACCAGAACCTGCGTAGCATTTAGGGTTAGCAAAATCTATGCATAGTTCTAGGCCGTCTAACGGTGTACGTCTATTATTTGCGACCACGCTCATGTGAGTATCCTTTGAGGGGCGGGATTAATCCCGCCCCTCGTTGGTTAGTATTCAACCTGTAGTTTTTCCACGTCCTTACGCTCAGCGTATACGACGTAGTAACAGTGCGGGTGTCTATTATAGCTAGGATTGCCGACATGCACTTTGTTGTCGCTTACTTTCTCAACGAATAGTCCTTGCGGATATCCGATAGGAGTTAGCGACACAGTAATAGTGCTTTCGTCCACCAGGCCTTCCCAATAGTCAGGCAACTCGATAACAAAGCTGTCTTTTAGTTCGCCCCGGAAGTAGACCCCAAATTCAGGACCTTCTAGCGAGCCGTGCTGTAGAGTCATATCAGGCTTAGTCGGGTGCTGGATAACGAACGACTTACTAATAGCGTTGAGCGCCCCCGTTAGGGTTATATTCTTCGCGTTGATATCAGTAAAGTCGCTGTCGTCGGCAAGCCGTACATCGATAGCCGCCCCGTTACGTTTAATAGCTGGGAAAGCCGAGGTAGTTCCGCCCAGCATTAAACTTCCAAAATTAGTGTCGTCCGCATTACCTAAATGTATGTTACCATTAGAAACGTCTCTTACAAAACTACCCTGACCAAGCACAAGGCGGCTAGCCCTAATACCTGTAAATACTGAACCATCGGCTGTACGAACCTCTAGTCCAGCCCCGTTACGCTTAAGAGCGGGAAATGCATTAGTAGCGCCACCAAACTGAAGAGTGCTAAAATCGGTACCCGCGTTATTTAGCAATACCACTACACCGTCAGCGTTATCCCTTAGGATTGAACCAAAAGCCATGTAGTATCTATTGGCGCGGATATCACCGAAAATAGTGTCGTCAGCGCTACGCACTTGAAGCTGCACACCGCTACGCTTTAGCGCGGGGAAGCTACTAGTAGTACCACCGAATTGCAGCATAGAGAAGTCAGTTTGTTCGCTGTTGGATAGCATAGCTACGCCGTTGGTGGATGACGTAATAGCAAGTCTACTAGTAATGGCTAGGAAACCGTTAGACGCCGCTAATACGGAGCCACCGCTATACAGGTGCCGACTTAAGTGGATATCTCGCGGACGATTAGTGGTCGCATAACCAATGTCATAAGTATCGGCTGTAGCAGCTAATAGGTGACCGCTAGTATCTATCTGCCAACGGCCAAAGTTATTAGTACCAAAGACAAGAGACCTGGCAACGCCGGTACCCGCGTGTTCAACCATTAGTAAGAAATCATTACTGCCGGTTTCTCGGATAGCCAAACGTTCGTAATTACTTGAGTTAGTAAACGTTTTATACAGTCGGAAAGCTTGTGAACTAGTGCCATTACGCAGAGCTAGCGTATTTGTGGCGTCACTTTCCAGAGTAGTATTACCGCCAAGCACTAACTTGCCCAGGAAACCCGCCGTAGCTACGTAGAGATTACGTGGCCTATTATCACTACTAGCCCCGATATCATATGTAGCATCGGTGTTGGCGCGTAAATTACCAGACGTATCTATATACCAACGGCGTACACCATCAGTCATAAAGCCTAACGTACGAGAGAGGCCTGGACTACTTTTTTCAGTACCTATCACGCAGGCGTTGACAATGGTCTGCCAATCAATAGAGAACCGCTCGTAATCACTACTATTGCTGCGGGTGTTATACACCCGGAAGGCTTGCGCGCTAGTGCCGTTGTATTGCTCTATAACGTTAGCCCCCGGGGACGTAAGCACCGAACCGTTGGTAAAGCCTAGTTGGCCGCTAGCTAGCAGATTTACACCGGTAACACCGCCCGTAGAAAGTAGACTTGCTGCGGAAAGAGCCCCGCCTACCTCAACACCGTTAGTAGAGGCTTCTACTAATCCCGTAGGGGCCGTAGCTTGCCAAGAGGCGTTGTCGTGATAGGCAATACTGTCATTAGTGTTACGGTTAGTACCGCTGCCCAACTCCACGATAGCAAAGTTACAGTAGGTGGCAGTTTTACGCACCCACAATTCGGTTACCGAATTGCTAGTGGACACTAGCTTGAACGAATCATCCGCTAATGCAACGTTGCCGTGCTTAGCTAGGTACGAAATGAATAAGCTAGGGGGGCCGGCACTAATAACCTGCGCACGGACATGGAACGATATGATAGCATTGCTAGGTAAGTTCTTGCGCCCCTGCGACACCATAAGTACCGCAGAAATATCACCGTTGTTATTAGGCGTCGTGATGGTGGCAATCTTAGCCCAGGAATTAGTAGCGTTGTCTCCACTAATACCGCCGTCTGCCGTAATGGCGACCGTACGTGCTACAGCCAGACCACTTACAGAAAGCGCCCCGGTAATAGCTAGTTGCGCTGCATCTAGGACTATACTACCAGCGTTATTAACCGAGTCGTTTAGGCCAATAGTCCATTGCGCTGCGGTGCTGTCTTTACGGATAAACAGGCGAGGCTTTCCAGCGGCAAAGTCAGAAGGATTTAGCCGTAGGAAATCCGAGTTGCTAGTGGCGTTACCATTGCTAACTGCCAACAGACCATTGGCACGTACTTGACCAGCCGACAATGTAGCAAATGCGGAGTCGTCGGCCAGCTTTACCTCTAGGGTATCAGTATTACGCTTAAGAGCCGGGAAAGCACTAGTCGTTCCGCCAAATTGTAGTCGGTTAAACGTCGTACCCATATTGTCGCGCAGCAAGACGATACCAGCACCGCCAGCGGTGATGATACTACTATTGTCTAGTAAAACGCCTTCTGTCTGAATGCGCGCCCAGTTGCTATCATCGGCTAATCGTATTTGTACGATAACGCCATTACGCTTAAGGGCGGGGAACGCACTAGTAGTACCGCCAAGTTGAAGACGGTTGAACCCCGTCTCCGCGTTATTAGTTATAGTAATGTCACCATCGGCGGGGGAACGAATGTTGCTTCGCGTGGAGAAACTAAACAGTCCAGTGGACGACAACGTAACGTTAGCCGTGGTTACAGTATTATTTACCCATATATTCTGTACGCGGTTACCGCTAGAACCGATATTGTGCGTGTTATTGGCGTGCGGCATAAGCGTGCCAGCGGAATCTATATACCAGCGCCGCGTGCCGTTAGTACCGAAAGAAAGCGACCGGGCGGAACCCGTACCGCCCTTGTCGGTCATAATAGTGAACTCGTTAGAGTTCCACTGCATCCAACCACGTTCGAAGTTGGTACTAATGTCCGTAGTGTTGAACTGGCGGAATGAACCGTCGTTAGCGATACCACCAGCGCTAACACCGTTGCGCTGCGCCACGAATGCAAATTCATCTGGCGTTTTAGTAGTTGTGCTAACTACAACCGCAGGCCCGTCGCCATTTACGTCATTAGCGATTACTAGTTTACGAGCAACGTGAACATCGCGCGGGCGATTGGCCACGCTATTACCAATGTCGTAGGTCTTATCGCTAGTGAAAAGGGTGTGTGCGCCCCCGTGGAAGACTACGTGCCCAGAACTATTTAAATCAACAGATGTACCTACCTTAAACACCCCAGGTTGAGTATTGCCGAAATATGAAGTTATGTCGTTCATAGTAAACGACAGTGTTAGATTAGCACCTGCACCTGTGCGCGTTAATGCTATCGCGTTAGACGCAGAGCTAGTAACAGTAATTAGCCCACTAAGGTGTAGACCATTTGCCTTTAAGCTTGCGTCACCGCTGTCGTCGGCCAGTCGTACGGCTAAAGTTGTACCATCGCGCTTAAGCGCCGGGAAAGCGTTAGTTATACCACCAAATTGCAGGCGGTGAAAATTATCACCACTCGCCGTAGCTAGCGCAATGACTCCGTTTTGGGAACTATACATACGAGTGCGGGTATCCCAGAGGAACGCCGCACTATTGCCGATATTAACGTTACCAGCAGTGTAAACATTACGGGGGCGATTAGCGCCGGACGTGCCAATGTCGTAAGCATTATCTGCGTGGGCTAGTAAGTGGCCGTCATCCGTAACGGTCCAGCGAGGCAAGTCTTTAGTAAAGAAGCGCAAACCGTAATAAGCGGAAAGCCCGGCGACCATGCCGGGTGATCCAGCGTTAGCAGTGCTATCACTAAACCAACGAAGACCATGGCGAGGTAAGGAGTCGCCGTCGAACGTAAAAGTTTCCCCGTTCGTAGCCTGGATGGGGTTCTGGCCGATGAACAAAGCCGAGGTATAAGTAAATACGCCAGTAGCACTAATAGACAGCACGTCGTTCGTGCCGTTATTAATACGTAGGCTACCGCCGTCCTCGTTGTATATGTTAAAGCTAGCACCTGAGCCGCCACGCGGATCAAACACGACAGCGTTAGCAGCACCTTTAACCGTTAGCTTGCGAACACTAATGTCGGCGTATGCCGAGTTGTCGCCTTGCTTAAGCTCTACGGTCGTAGAGTTAGCGCCACGCAGCATAGGGAAGGTATCGGTAGTGCCGCCGAAACGAAGACTAACGTTGGCGTTGCCCGTGCTATTAGTAAGAGCTATCGATCCGTCGCTAGCCTCTTTTAGTACAGTGCCTTGCGAGAAGGCGTACTGTAGAGCCCGCACGCCCTTCCAAGTGTCGTCTATAGCGTTGCGTACAAATAGCTCTTGGTCGCCACCGGGCTTAAGCGTAATTCCGGTATTGAGGTTGCCCAGAATTAGTTTGCTGGTATTAAAACCAGCACTAGAAGCGGGGCCAATACCCAAGTTATTAAGGGCACGTATGCGCTTAACATCGTTGATGACTTGCGGCTTATCGATGCGCAAGAACATGCCGTCGAAGGGGCTAAAAGTAGACGGCTGCGGATACTCAGGCGAAATACCGTCGTAGACTTCCCATTCCGCTTCACTAGGTTCAGGCGGCAGAAAGTCAATAAACCGGGACTCTACTACTAGTTCGCCCTCAGCCGGAATTTGAACGGAGTCGCCGTCTAAATCGTAAAGAGTAAGTGCAATATCCAGCTTATTACGCACCAGATACATTAAGTTCTCAGACATAAATCTTCTCCGACATGGCGGCGAAACCGACGAAGCGGACTAGCTCAGTGAGCTAGTCCGCAATCGATTAGATAATAGTGGGATCGGAATGCGACATAGCAATACTCCACTGTAACCCCGCGTCCGCAGGTGTTCCAGTGACTCCGCATTTTAACTGAATAAGGTCCCCGTCTTCTAGATCAAGGACTTGCGGAGTGCTGCGCTTATTACCGCTTTCCGCAGCACCGTAAGTAATGGTAATGCCGGTATCCGTACCGTTTTTAGTCAGGGTAAAAATACGGCTAGCGCCAGCACCGGGGGCTACAGTTAGATTTAGCAGCATACCGTATACGCGTTTCTTACCGCTTACTATATGCTTCTTTTTAGCCGAGGAAGAACCCGGGTTGCTCTCGCCAGAGGGAGCAAGATATTGCAGGGTGCTAGACAGGTCGTTATTAGTACAGCCGTACAGATGGTAAACGTATAGCGGCGGCTCGTCCCTAATCTTGCTAGCTACAAGCTGTTCGGTTTCCAAGCCTTGCGTTAGGTCAACAGGTAGCGTGACCCAATTAAGTAAGATACCAGAACCTGCGGCTAGCGATAAGGAGGCAGATGACCATGCCGTATCGCCAGTGTTAGTAATAAAAAACGGCATACCCTACTCCAGCTTTAGCAATTGTTCCGGGGCGGTATGCGCCGACGCCCACGCAGGCGTGGGATGCACGCAGGACAGTTCGAAACCGTTAATGTAATCGCAGATATAGTGTGCTAGCACAGCACCACGCTCTACGTTGAAAATCTTCATGTTACGGTTATTGATATTGATATGCTCGCAACCAAGGTTTTGCTTGGTAGGCAGATGGCCGCAAACCGCACACTCATACTTATTGACGCCGGTACCCATAGAATAGTGAGAGTACTCGCCGGTAAGAATTTTGTTGGCTAGCTCAGGGTCGCGTGTACGGTCGAAACCGGCTAAGGCTACAGCTTTCCACACACGGTTATTAGTACCTTTTAGGGGAAGCATACGCGTATCGAAGATGACGCCTTTAGCTTGCGTATGGTCGTCGTTTTTGTGGTTAAAGAACGTGGGCTTACGGTTCCACGACTCATAGCCTAGTTGCCCGGTTTCCGGGTTTAACCGGCCTAGCGCGGCTAGGGAGAAAGCTACCGAATTACGATTAGGTAACGCAGAGGGGAACATGATAACCGGAGCTACCACGTAGTCTTTAATATTAGGCGAAATATTATAGACAGGCGCTGCGGCTTCCAGCCATCCGGTGCCTAGGTCACGCCCGATATTAGTATCGAGGCCCGCCGTCTCGAAAGATAGCTTAGCGCGGCTCTCGTTACCGCGTTTAATAGCGTGCATTTCAAAAGCGCCGGTAGCACCAGCCCCTTGATCGGGGTCGCACCACGCCCGCTCAACCCCTGTATATAGATCGTCCATTGCCGCGCTCCTGTTATCTATGTTTGCGACGTTCTGTAATCAAATTAGCACTTACAGTCTACGATTAGGCATAAAAATAGCCCTGTAGGCGGTTAAACCTACAGGGCTAAGGTATATCGGAGATATTGCCAGAATGAACCCGGAGGTTAATTCCACATTTAAATTAGGTCGCCGCGTAATGCTTGTCGTACCAAGCTTTCATTTGCTTAGCCGTACTAACCGCGTCATCCGGGTCATCGGTATAGTTAGCTTTGTTTTCGCGATCCGTTTTACTAGGCATCTGTTCTTTAGAGAACGTAACCCGATATTCGCCGTCGGTAACGGTTACCACCATGCCAAGCTTTTTGATTTCACGGCGCACATTAGCCTGCGTCATGGCAATCTCAAACCGCGACTCAAGTAAAGCGTCAGCCTGTTCACGGTTTTTAATAACGCCGCTAGTCTTTACCTTGATATCATTCTGCGACTGACCCTTTTTATAGCCCATGCGAACCGCTGCACGCATGATCTTATGGGACAGCAGATTATTGGCGTCACCGTTAATAATAAAGTTAGGATAGCTGGCGGACTTCATAAGCGAGGACAGTTTAGCTAGTGCCGCAGCTATAGTTACCATATAGTCTGGGCGGACTAACACAACGTCATGCGGAATATTACCAGTCAGGCGCCTACTAACATATACCTCGTATCGACCTTGATGCTGCCGCCATCCGACACTATAGCTACCCATACCAATGCGTAACCGAACGGTGTCTTTATCGGGGCTAACCTCCGAGCCTTTATGCGTATTAGCAACCCCGGTTACTAATGACCGCACCGTTTCCACGTCACCGGCTTCAAAAGCATCAGCCGCCGCTAGGATATCATTAGTAGCCTTGGTTACGTTAAGATGGTTGATCTTACCGTAGTCCTCCACGTGCTGCGCGTACTTACGCAGTTTTTCCGGGAAAGTACCCTTAGCAATAGTGAAATCACCCGAGCTTTTACCGTTATAGATCGCTAAGTCGCAGTCCACAGTGCCGGGGTTAGTCAGCGTACGATACATGAAGACAATAGTAAGCTGTGAGCCGCCTAGGATATCCCCGCGATCTTTGCCCACATTAAAGCCGGAAGACGATAGCGCTCGCATAAACCGCTTAATATTAAAGGCCTCGGGTTCACCAGACGCGGCTTCTTCTACCATGCTATCAATAATAGCAGGGGCGAAGTCTACCATTAAAGCAACTTCGGAAGACGTTAGCGCCTCTTCTTCGTCAGCGTAGTCTTCGTCTTCTTCGTCTTCTTCGTCTTCTTCGTCTTCTTCGTCTTCTTCGTCTT